ATCATGGCATATACAACTCTCCCCATCGCTGGTGTTGATTTGGATAGTGTTGCTAACACTAACCCAAACTCTGCTGGCACAGCAATACCTACCATTGGGCCACTCGGCTTACAGACTTTTGCAAATAATGGCTTACGCTATGTATTCGCACAAGCTGGTGTAGCTATTGCGGCATCAACCGCTACTTGCGTAATCAACGCTTCTACATTCCAAGTTACCTTGGGTGCAGGAACATACTTGTCAGGTGTTTCTATGGCATCGGGCGATTATGGCTGGTTTAGCAAGGCTAGTGTTTAATAGCTTTTTGTAGTAAAAACGGGGGGTTACCTTAATTGGTAGCCCCTTTTTTCCTTTTAACAACCTAACTACTTAGGAGAATTAAAAATGGCATTACCTTCAGATGAGAACCACGCAGATAGCCGATTACAGGTACGCTTTTACAAGCGACCCGTACAACAGGAACATGAATCCCAAGAGGCTGGCAGACCAATATTTAAAGAGTTTGACTTTGTACACATTTGTGTAGCTGGCGATACTTTGACCGAAATCGATACTTATGTGCTACCTAGCCATAAAACCCGCTTTCCTCAACAATGGGCTAACTACATGAACAGACAGGGTGCAAACGAACCTGATATTGTTGGAACGCCCGTATCGGAGTGGCCTATCGTGTCTAAAAGCCAAGCAGAGGAGTTAAGGGCTTTGAAGTTTCACACCGTTGAAGCTATCGCACACGCATCTGACCAACAGTTACAGCGCATGGGTATGGCGGCAGGAATGTCACCTTACGCATTCCGTGACAAGGCAAAGTCATTTCTAAATCTAGCAACTGCTTCCGCTGAAACCGACAAACGGGATCAAGAACTCAATTCTTTGCGTGAAGAACTTGCCAAAAAGGAACTAGAAACTGCTAAAATAAAAGCAGAAACAGATGCGAAGCTGGCTCAAATGCAGGATCAGATGGCCGCTATACTTGCCGCTGTTGGTGAAAAGAAACCCCGTAAAAAAGCGGTAGCCACAGAGGAAGCCTAATATGTCATACACCATGCTCCAGTTAGTCCAGCAAGTTACCGCTGAACTAAACTTAGCCGTTCCTACCTATGTAGCAGGTAACACCAATCAGGATGTGCAACAAGTCCTAGCTTTGATGAACCGTGCTGGGTTTGACTTGGTTAAGGAGCATGACTGGCAAGCCTTGGAATTAGAGTACCGTTTCTACACCACAGCGATTACTACGACCTGCGACACCATAAACAATACCTATGACTTATTGAATGTGGGTAATGTCACGGGTCTAAATAGCAATTACTCGGTAGTCGGTACAAATGTTCCACAAGACACCTATGTAGAAAGCGTAGCAGGGTCTACCGTAACTGTTAGCCAGTTATCCTCGGCAACCAGCGTAGGTGGAACTGTTACCTTCTCACAGACTAAGTACCCATTACCCCCTGACTTTGAAACCATTACGGACAATACTCATTGGGATAAGACAAAGCATTGGCAGATGCTTGGGCCTGAAGATGCACAGCAATGGCAATGGCTAAAATCGGGTTATATCTCAACAGGCCCACGGATTCGTTGGCGTATTCTAGGCGGTCAGTTCCAAATTTGGCCACCCTACAACACACAGGAATATTTAGGTTTTGAGTACCGTTCTAAAGGCTGGGCTAGAAGTGTTACAGGCGCAGTCAAGAACAGCTTTACCGCTGACACAGACACCACCGTATTTGACGATACGGTCTTGGTTTTAGCAACAAAACTCAAGTATTTCCAAGTCAAGTCGTTTGATACAACGGCTTTAATGCAAGACTATATGCGCTATCTTAATGTTGCTAAAGCCAACGACAAAGGTTCTGCTACCCTATCCTTTGCACCATACCCAAGCAAAGTCCTCATCGGCTACGCTAACATTCCTGATACTGGCTACGGTAGCTAACCATGCCTGTTGCTAAAAAGTTTTCAGCTACAACTTCTTCTGTACCTGCTCCGATTGGCGGTTGGAACGCTAGGGATTCTGTTGCAGAAATGAACCCCCTAGATGCGGTGGTTTTGGAGAACTTTTACCCCACCCCATCACAGATACAGCTTAGAAAAGGCTATACCCAATACGCTACTGGCATTACAGGACAAGTCGATACCCTAATGCAGTATTCGGGTGGTAGTACAAGTAAATTCTTTGCGGCCGCAGGAACTGCAATTTATGATGTCAGCACAGGCGGTACAGCTACCCTTGTTGTTACTGGTCAAAATAGTGACCGATGGCAGTATGTCAATGCTTCTACGGCAGGTGGTAACTTCCTAACCGCAGTCAATGGCACAGACCCAGCCCTTCTTTATGATGGCACAAATTGGATAGAATACGCCAATACAAGCACCGCACAGACGATTAGCAACTTAACATCGTCAGGCACGACTTGTACGCTAGTTACCAGTTCAGCACATGGACTACAAACAGGTAATCAAGTCACTATTACGGGTGCAACACCTGCCGCTTATAACGGCACATTTTTAATAACAGTAACCAACCCTACAACCTTTACCTATACAGCACTTTCAGCCCCAGCTACTAGCCCTGCAAGCCCATTAGGGTCGTACACAGTCGCTAAATTCATTACTGGCGTTGATTCTAGTAACCTAATTCACATTAATCTACATAAAGAACGCCTTTATTTTGTTGAAGAAGGCACTTTAAAGTTTTGGTACTTAGGTACAAACGCTATTAGTGGTGCGGCAACTTCTTATGATTTAGGTGGAATCGCCCGAAATGGTGGTTACATCATGGCAATGGGTACTTGGACACTTGATGCAGGTTACGGGGTCGATGATTACGCTGTATTTATCACGAATAACGGGGAAGCCATTGTTTATAAGGGTTCTAATCCATCTGATGCTAACGATTGGGCGTTAATTGGGGTATGGCAACTTGGTCAAGTCTTTGCTAGACGCTGTTTTTTCAAGTTTGCAGGTGATTTATTGCTAATGACCCAAGATGGCATAGTGCCTTTAGCTAGTGCATTACAGTCATCTCGCTTAGACCCCCGAATTAATGTAACCGATAAGATTTACTACGCTGTAAGTCAAGCCGCAGACCTTTACAGCACCCAATTTGGCTGGCAAATCCATTATTACGCTAAACAGAATATGTTGATATTCAATATTCCTGTTCTTGGCGGTCAACAGCAGTTCGTAATGCACAACATTACAAAGGCGTGGGCTAACTTTACCAACATTAACGCTAATTGCTTTGAAGTCTATGACGAAGATATGTACTTTGGCGGTGATGGCTATGTCGGCAAGTTTTGGGATGGATTGTCAGACAACGACACCAATATCAAGGCATCTTGCCAACAGGCTTATAGCTATTTTGACGCTAGAGGGCAGTTAAAACGCTTCACAATGGTACGCCCTATCCTCTTTACCGATAACGGCTTACCAGCGATTCTATGCGGTATAAACACCGATTTTGACACCCAAAACAACATAGGTCAGATTAGCTTTAATCCCGCCTTTATTAATACAGGTATTTGGGATACTGGCATTTGGGATGAATCTAATTGGGGTGGTGGTAATACCATCTCTAAACAATGGCAAGGCGTGACAGGTATAGGCTATGCAGGCGGTATTATCCTAAATATTGCAACGCAAGATATTGATGTTCGGTGGGCTAGTACAGATTATGTAATGGAAAAAGGTGGAGTCTTATAGGTGTTATGTGTCGATAAAATGATTGTAGGGCCTTGGATTGCTAGGCATTGCAACATGGTATTTACACCTGATAATTCAACCACGATAGGCTGGATCAAGAATGGTGAAATAAGCGCAGGGGTTTGGTACGAGGATTACAACAAAGTATCCGTAATGTGCCACATAGCCATAACACGGCAGATGACCCCCGAATATTTGAATATCATTTTTGACTATCCTTTTGTACAATTAGGGGTAAATAAAATAGTAGTACCCGTATTAGAGGCTAATGAGGAATCAATACGGTTTGTAAAAAATTTGGGTTTTGAGGAAAACGCTCGACTACTCGACATTTCCCCTGACGGTGATATGCTGTTTTTTGTAATGACAAAAGACAAATGTAGATTTTTAGGAGAAAGATATGGGAAAAGGCGGAGGCGGTTCAGCCCCACCACCACCTGATTACGCAGGTGCGGCTAGGGAAACAGCGGCAGGTAATTTAGATGCGGCACGGGCAACTGCGGCCGCTAATCGTGTTAATCAATACACGCCTTATGGGTCATTAGTTTATTCACAAAATAGACAAAACACTTTTAATGAACCAGCCTACAAAGCGGCTTTGAATGCTTATAACCAAGCAATGGCTTCTTATCAACCACGAAGCGATGTAGGATTTGCCGATGTTGGGTCTAGCGGTGCTATGCCTGTAGCGCCTAATTATCAAGATTTTGTAAGCAGTTCTAGCCCTGATGAGGGATGGGCAGTTACTCAAACATTATCTCCTGCACAACAAGAGTTACTAGATATTCAAAATGCGCTAAGTATTGGCACAGGAAAACTAGGTCAACAAGGCTTGAGATATGTAGAAAACATGATTTCTCAACCGTTTGATACTAGCAAATTAGCATCTATAGGTATTAACCCTAGTGAAACTTATTCTGATGCCTTAATGCGTAGGCTTGCCCCATCAATGCAACAAAGCCGTGAAGCATTAGAACAAAATTTAGCTAATCAAGGCATTCAGCTTGGGTCAGAAGCGTATGACCGTGCAATGCGTAACTTTGAGCAAAAACAAAATGATTTAATGCTTGGCGCACAAACACAAGGTTTAGATGCTGGTTTGCGGGCAAGACAACAAGGGTTTAATGAGTTAGCCTACCAACGCAATGAACCAATCAATACCCTTAATGCGGTTCGTTCAGGCTCACAAGTTACTTCACCAACTTTTGTAAATCCAGCATTACAAGCAAATGTGGCTGGGCCTGATTTGTTAAGTGCCGCACAAGCACAAGGCAATGCCCAAATGAACGCCTATAACGCTCAAATGGCAAGCCAAAACGCTAATACCCAAGGACTTTATAGCCTTGGTGGGTCAGCAATGATGGCTGGGGCAATGTTCTTTTAATGAACGAATTTATTAACCGCCACGAAAAGATTGCTTTGATGTTTTCAGGCGGTAGAGATTCGCTTGCGTGTTTAGAGTTATACCGTGATTATTTAGACAAAATGACCCTAATATGGGTTAATACAGGGGCAAACTTCCCTGAAATTGAAGACTACATGGATCAGTTAAATGTTCCTAATTTTGTAGAAATTCGCACAAACCAGCCGTTATCGTTAGAGGTAAACGGTCACCCTGTAGATGTATTACCCGTTAACTATAGTGATATTGGACAAGCTGTTACAAGCCAAAAAGACATTAAATTACGCACCTACTTTCATTGCTGTGCTGAGAATCAATGGATACCAGCGCACCAAAAGATACAAGAACTAGGGATTACTTGCGTTGTTCGGGGTCAAAGACAATCCGAATCACACAAAAACCCTATTAAGTCAGGTGAAGTCATTGATGGCATTGAATATGTTTTTCCAATACTGCATTGGTCTGACCAAGATGTAGTCGAGTACCTAAAGAGCAAAAACATTGAGATTACCGAGCGTCTATCGATGTCGCACTCCAGCCTAGATTGCTGGAACTGCACCGCTTATATTGCTGATAGCAAACAACGCTTTGAGTACATTAAAAAGCATCACCCGCAAAAGCACGAAGCAGTAGTCAATTTGCTAAAAAGAATCGATAATGTAGTAACAGCAGAAATAAACAAAATTCGTCAAATTACAGAGGTTTAGACATGAATCCGTATACGCCCCAAAGACCCTTGATGATGGACAATATGCAGGATGTATCGGGTCAACGACCTGTATTTATGAATGAAGCCGCACAAGATCAATTGCACCGTGCATTGTTGCAACAGAACCTTGGTTCACCCGTAGGACAAGGGCATTCATTAGGCATAAACCCTATGGCACTAGCCCAAATGTTAAGACAGGGACAGAAAGCCCCTTACGGTGGTACACCCCAAGGCGCATATGCTCAACAAGGTCAATATATGCAAGATGCTATGAACCCTATGACTCAACAACAGCAAATGTTAATGAATCAAGAAAATGCTGGCATGATGCCATCAATGAATCAAACAATGCCTTTTGATACACGATTAAAACAACCTAGATATGGTGTAGAAACATCATTTGGTTATGGTGTAGATAATCAATTTTAGGAATAATTATGGCAAATCTACTAGACCAATACTCAAACCCTTACCAACCTGAAATCTTAGGCATGGATCGTCAGCGCAAGCTGGCTGAATTGCTTATTGCTCAAGGACAGCAACAACCACAAGGACAGATGGTAGGCGGTCGGTTTATTCCTGTAGCCCCAACACAAAATTTAGCAAACCTATTAAATACCGCAATAGGCGCATATGGAATGTACAAAGCCGATGAGAAAGCAGTAGATTTAGCTAACCGCATTCGTCAGGGTGAGATTGATGCTTTTGCTGACTTTGAGAAGATTAGACGGGGTACGCCAGCGGTTGTTGAAAATACTGAAATGGCTGGGCCATTCACGGGCAATGTTCCTAAACCAATGCTTTCTAGAGATGTTGTGCCAGCAGTACCGCCAAATCTACAAGCCGCATACGCAAACTTATACGCTAATCCAAGAGCATCTCAGCGGATGCGTGATTTAGCGTTTAGTAAGATAACTTCTGACCCTGAAGCGTTTACTTTGACTGAAGGTGGAGTTCGTTACGAAAGACAACCTGACGGATCTTTGAAGAAAGTAGCCGCTGGCCCTGAGAAATTCCGTGCGCCTTTGCAAACGGATACAGGCACATATATTGAATACCGTGATCCAGTAGACCCAACAAAAATATTGGCAAGAGTTCCAAAATCGCAAATGCCAACGGCAGGACAAGTGATTGAGCGTGATAACGGTACTTTCTTGGTTGACACCCGAACTGGTCAAACAAAACCAATATTAAACCCACAAGGTGAACCATTAGCACCAAAACTATCACCTGAACAAAATAAAGATATTCTTGCTATTAATCAGCAAAGAGCAACAGTTAATGGTGCTATTGCAGATGTACAAGCAAATAAAACTGCATTTGGATTTGGGCGTGGTGTAGCGCAAAATCTTCCTTACGGTGAGTCTATTGCAGGAAGATTTGAAACACCCGAACAAACTCAAGCTAGGGCGTATGTATTTAACAATGTGTCAGCAGTAATTAAAGAACGAGCAGGTACAGCACAAAGCGCACAAGAGTTAACAAGACTTAACTCATTCTTGCCAGCTACAACAGATACAGCAGATCAAATTATTAGTAAATTAAAAGGATTTAATCAATACTTAGATGATTTAGAAAAAGGCACAAGACAGCCTACATCTAAACCTTCTGCGTCAAATGCTCCAACTGCTAATGCTCCAGCAAAACCTGCTACGCCTAAAGTGTTTTCAAATCAAGCCGACCTTGATAAAGCAATAAAACAAAAGAAAGTAGAAAAAGGCGATAAAGTAACAGTTAACGGTGTAATAGGAACAATACAATGAGATTTGTACCCGATACCGAGCAATCACTACAGTTTGTTCCTGACCAAACAAAGCCTGAAACAGCTTATGACCGCTTTTTAACTAGCTTACGCAATCCACAAACGGGCGGTAAAAGCGGTGTTGTTGGGCCTATGCTTGTTGGTGGCACTGGTGAACTTATTAAGGGTGCTGGTGCTTTAACCCAAATGGCTGGTTTTCCTGATGCTGGTAACCGCCTTGTAGAAGTAGGTGGGGCAATGACCGAGGGTGCTAAAAGTGTTGCACCCGTATCAGGAACAATAGGTCAAATTGGTTCGTATGTGTTGCCATATGGTGCGGCACAAAAGACATTAAATACCGTTGCACAAGTCCCACAAGTCGCTAAGACGCTTAATATGATTCCTAGCTTTGCTAGGGCTACAGGTCAACAAGCCGCTATTGGTGGTGCTACTGGGTACGCTTTAACTCCCGACCAAGAAAATCGTCAACA